ATCAGCACGTTCACATTAACCACGGCGACATTAACGCGCTGATAAAGGGCAACCGAGAGTAGTCTAGTGGTTGTTGTGAACGTGCCAAAGCATCAACCTCGGCATGCCCGGCACGAAAAACAGCCGGGCGACACAAAACGAGAAACCGACAACGCTCAATGGGGGAGGGAAGGGGCAACGGTTCCGGGTGCGCCGTGCATAAATTGTGTGGGGCGACAAATCGCCAACAAATACAACATTTATTGTGCGAAAAAAAAGGGGGGGCGGGGGTCAAGGGTTTTAAAAGTTAGAATTTATACTAATGGATTTCGACATGGAAAATTTTTTTACAAAAAGGTAGCCAATCGGTTCGATTGGAAGTATTACCTTTCTCTGAAATGGGACGAGCAATGACACAAGAACGGCAAGTATCAGCCTTTAAAGAAGGCATTGAAGCTGTCATAGAACGGTTCTCTGCGGAATTCGATCTTACCTATTGCGAAATGATAGGAGTCTTGGAGGAGACTAAATTTTGGCTTTTACTGGAGTCCGTCGATCTTGTTTCTCTAGAGGAAGAGGAGGAAGAGGAAGACGATGAGGACGAGGGGGAGGAGTGGAAAGAAGAACCCACTAAATAAAGAATCATTTACTATTATTGAATTACTAGTTTCAATTACTATAATAACGCTGGTGGTCGCATTAATGCTACCAGCCGTAATGGAAGCTAGGTTAAGGGCGCAGAAGGTTATTTGCGAAGTCCAACGAAATGCTATTACACGATATGATGATGGAGTTAGACTTCGCTTGGAAATACCAGTACCTGTTTTGACTAAATGTTACGAATGCCATGTTCCAAACAGGTATAGGCAGCCTTCTATTTAAGTTAGTTAGTACACATTAATATGGCATTTACGCCAACGGAACATCCAGTTCTGGCTATTCCCTCGCAAGAGAGAATGCTAGAATTTAAAAAAAGAGGTAAGGAAGGGCTTGACGAATTAGTTGAGCTTCTGAAAAAGCGTGAAGACCTCATCCAGCTTGAGAGAAATGATCCGTTTAGGTATGGATACGAACCTCCAAACTGGGCAGATGCAGATGCTTTGTGGGAAGACGCTTCGGAGTTGTTGATCCAAGGTGGCAACCGAGCCGGTAAATCAGAATACGCAGCTAAAAAAACAATTAAGAAATTAACTGCAAAAAGAAACTCCAAGGTGTGGGTACTTGGAATGACGGCACAATCCTCCATCCGAGATCAGCAACCGTTGGTTTACAAATACATTCCTGAAGAGTGGAAGAATTTAAAGAAGACTAAAATTCAAAACGTAAGTTATAGCCAGAAAAACGGCTTTACAGAAAACACCTTCGTATTTCCAAATGGTTCGCAATGTTGGTTTATGAACTACTCCCAAGAGATGAGGGTTATTGAGGGGGGTGAGGTGGATTTAATATGGGCAGACGAGCTTGTTCCCCTCCGATGGATTGAAACTTTGCGGTTTAGGTTAGTTACTAGAAGTGGGAAACTTCTAATTACTTTCACCCCTGTAGACGGGTACACTCCTACGGTAAAAGAGTATATTAACGGTATGAAGATACTGGAGACAAAGGCAAGCCCTCTGCTTCCAGATACGGTGAACGTGCCGGGATGTGAGGTGGGACACATGCCGTATACTGCCAAAGGGAGAAAAGACCACAGCAAAATAATTTGGTTTTTCACCTCCATGAATCCGTATAATCCTATTTCGGAAATGGTGAGAACCTTGAAGGGGGAAACTTCTATCCAGATTAAACTACGAGCGTATGGCTTTGCTCAAAACCTAACTGGAAACCAATTTCCGAAATTTTGTCACATACACGTTCTAGACCCTGAAGAGATACCTAAAGATGGAACTAACTATTTTGGAGTTGATCCGGCGTGGAGTCGAAACTGGTTTATGCTTTGGATACGGGTAGATGAGAAGGGGAGGAAATACGTCTACCGAGAATGGCCTGACAGGAAAACCTATGGAGAATGGGCTATCCCCGGTGAAAAACCGGATGGCTCGATTGGCCCTGCTCAAAACATTGGAGGAGGCCGGGGAGTTACAGAGATCAAGGAAATTATCGAAAGTGCCGAAAATGGTGAGAAAATTGAGGAACGTTATATTGACCCCCGTGCCGGAGCAACCCAAGCTGCCGGTAGAGACGGAGGAACGAGTATTATTGACTTGCTTGAAGAAGGAGAAAAGCCTATGTACTTTCTCCAAGCGGCTGGAATATCCATCGCTAACGGTTTAACCATTATGAACGATTGGTTAAACTACGACCAGAACGAAAGCATATCAGTTCTAAATGAACCGAATTTATATATTAGTTCAGATTGTGGAAACTTGATTTACTCTCTACAAGAATGGACGAACCGAGATGGGGATAAAGGAGCAACGAAAGACCCTGTTGATTCGTTACGGTATCTGGCAGTAATGGAGCCTATTCACGTAACGGCTAAAACTTTCGCCGCGTCAGAAGTACAAGGATATTAATTATGGATACAAGTGTTGATAAGTTAGTTGAGCATACCGATACCCCGGATGTTGCGGAGTTAACTAAAGAATATGTTCGGAGCCTACACGATGGGTATTCGATGACCAAAATTTCAGAAGCCGACAATATTCGACTTACGAGGTGGGCGGGGCAGAGCGACGATGGGAAAAAACACAGTAAAAATCTTCCAGAAGGAAGTCAGGCTTTTCCGTGGGAGGGTGCGAGTGACACTAGGATTCCTCTTGCAGATTCTATTATTAACGATTGCGTGGATGTCCTTACTACTGCGGCTAGTAGAGCTACTTTAAAAGTTGCGGCTACCGAGATAGGGGATTTGGAGCAAGCAGCCGTTGCGAATAAGATGATGCATTGGCAGTTGGATACTAAACTTTATCACACCATAAACAGAGAAGCTGAACTTCTAGCTCAACACGGGTTACAGTATGGCTGGAGTGCTTTGTTTATTGGATGGGATCAGCGGGTGGCTTTGAAACCAGCAGCTATCTCAATGGAACAAATTGTTCAAATGTTGGATCAACTAGAACAAGACGATCCTTTACGAGACTTTCCAGATATTATAGCCGATCCAGATAGGGAAGACGAAGCTGTTGCGATTATTAAAGCTCAATATCCTAACGCTACCGATAAAGAAGCTAAAAAAGCCATAAAGGATTTAAGAGAAAACGGGCAGACTGAAATTCCAGTTGCCTACATTGCGGTTAACCAACCTTCCGTAGTGGCTCTCAAACCTTGGGAAGACATAACCTTCCCTCCAGAAACTACCGATTTACAAGCAGCTAGAGTTATTTTCAGACGAGTTTTTCTAACTGAAACTGAACTTCGGGCTAGGACAGTTGATGAAGATTGGGATGAGGCTTGGGTTGAGAAGGTTGTAAACACGGCAGGAAAGTCGATGGAGCTTTTTGAGTTTTCCCAAAGCGTATCCAATCTATCCATAAACGATACGATAACTAGGCAGGATAATCTCATTGAAGTTGTGTACGCATACACGAGGCAGATTAATGAAAACAACATGCCGGGTATTTATTACACTATCTTCAGTCCGATATACACAAAGGACGATTCTGGAAATGATATTTATGCTAAACACGAACTATTAGATTACGTCCATTGTCGGTATCCGTTTATTGAGTTTAGACGAGAACGGCTTAAACGGCGTGTAGTAGAGTCCCGTGGAGTCCCTGAAATATGTGAGACTTGGCAAAATGAAATTAAGACTCAACGGGACTCGGTATTTGATTCCACCTCTTTTGAAACGCTCCCACCTATTATGGTGAATAAGAGACTTGGATTAGCTAATAAAGTTGGCCCGGCAGTTCAACTCCCCGTAACTAAACAGGGAGACTATGAGTTTATGAAGCCGCCGCCACGAACCCCCAATACGGCACTAAACCTTATTGAAATCGTGGAAAGACAGGCAGATAGCTATTTCGGAAGGGCTAATCAAAACGTTCCTCCAGTTCAAACTCAACTGAAGCAACAGCGCATGGTGAATAACTGGTTAACAACTTGGACAGAGGCATACCAGCAAATGTTTACTTTGTGCCTACAGTTTCTTTCTCCAGAGGAAATACAGAAGATTACGGGTTCGGGAGTTATTCCTAGATCAGACATGATGCAGTTTGACTTTGTTTTGAAATATGATGTTCGGGAATTAGACACCGAATACGTGGATAAGAAACTGGCAACGATAAGCCAATACGTTATCCCTCAAGATGCTGGTGGAGTTTTGGATAGGAACAAGTTGATTGGAATGGTGACTAAAGCCATAAGTCCAGACATTGCCGAAGAGTTAATCATAGACCAAGCCACCGCTAGTCAGAAAATGTATAACGATGTTAAGACTGAAATTGGCTTAATGATGCTTGGGAATGAAGCTAACTATGTGGAAAACGATCCCGCAGCGAAAACAAAGATGCAGTATGCTCAAGAAATTGTATCTAGGAATACCAAAGCGCAAGCAGCACTACAAGGAGATGAGGTATTTCAGCAATTATTTGAGAACTACTCCAAGAATCTTCAAATGTCGATCATGCAAGAAGAGAACAAGACGGTTGGGCGAATTGGGGTTAGGCAATTAACATGATGGATTTATCCTCTTTTCAGTTTGACCAGAACTCACTTTGGGATGACATACAGGAAAGGCTTAAAGATATGATTGAGGTGGAGATGTCTGAAGCTCTTGCCCAAGACATTAGTCCAGAGGTTAGGAGTCATCAATGTGGACGGGCTGAAGCTCTGGCTGATTTTAAGCATTCTTTATTAGAGACATGGGAAAAAGCTAACTCCAGATAATGAAAAAATTTAGTGCTTGACAATTTTATGAGAACACGTTTTATTTCCGTAACTTTTGGTTCCTTACCGGAATCAATATAATTTGTGGGTTTCTGCGTATCCTTAAAAACGCTGTTTGCCTAACTTGCGGGGCTTAAAACCAGCATGAGTGAAAACACAGTAGAGGGAGAAAGCAGCACTCCCGAATCGACGGAAGCTGCACAGACGAACATTGGTGAACTTTTGGACACCGATGGATTGGCAAATCAATTGGAAAGGATGTTTGATGCGCCAGACGAACCCGCTGCGGAAAGTGCGGGAAATGAGGAATCGCCTCCTATTGAAGATGAGCCGAGTGGTGAGTCGGAGGGAGAAGCTGAAAGTGATCTTTCTCAAGTTGAAGAAGAACCTTCTGCGGAAGTTGAACCGGCAGATGAAGTAGTTGAGGAACCGAAGGAGCTTCCCCATAAGGGACTCCTGAAGAGAATCGACAAACTAACTGCCCGTCGAAAGGAAGCTGAAGGTAGGGTTGATGGTCTGGAAGAAGAGATCAAAGACCTCCGTACGGAATTGGATAACAAGGATGATTTAAGTGATCTTCCTAGAGTTGCAAAAGATAATCCATATTCCCATTTGAAATCCATGTCGGCAGTTACTAAAGAAATCGAACAGGCCGAAGAGATTATGGAATGGGCAGAGGATAATGCTGATGGAACCGAGGTTACTAATTCTCAAGGGGAGGAAATATCATATTCTAAAGAGGATGTGACACAGATTAAGCGTAATGCCCGAAAAGCACTACGCACACATCTTCCAGAACAGGAAAACTACCTACGAGAAGAAACTGACGTTAACCAGAAAGTGGAACAGATTTTCCCATATTGGAAAGATCGTAGTTCCGTGGGGTATCAAGAGGCTATGGAGATTATAAAAAATCGCCCCGGCTTAAAGACTTACCCAACATGGAAAGCAGATGTGACTATGTTCCAATTGGGACTACAGGCTTATAAGGAGATGACAACGGATAAGCAGCCGAGGCCAAAGGCTAAAGCTGCCCCGAAACAACCATCTGCTCCGAGCCAAGCTCCAGTTGTGGATAAGCCTCAACAAGCACGTTCAAATTCTGCTAGAAAAGCCTTCAAGACTGATGGAGATACTGATGCTTTAGCGAAAATATTAGAAACTGATTATATATAAAGGATAAATCATTATGGCACTACTTTTAGAAAGTGGATATAACGACACCCAATCGGGTGGTCGTGAGGATTTGTCAGACCTTATCAGCAATGTCGATGCTAAATCTACCGTTTTCACCTCAATGGCGAAAAAGGGGAAGAAGCCCGGCAATGTTGTAATGGGATGGCAGATGGATAAATACGACGATGCAGATATTACAGCATATCTGGATGGTACAGACGTAAACATGACTCAAGCGGGATCAAATTTAGGAGACAATCCTATATTTGGAAACCCCGCTAATCAACGTGTCTTGGCGCAGAACTTCGTTCAGATGTTTAGGCGCACTTTCCGTATTGGTAATA